ATGAACCATTGTTGTTTGAGTTAGCGAAGTGGATAATCGTCCCAGCCGGCACACCCGGCAACGTTGTTGCTGAGTTTACGCTAACTGAAAGGGGAGCACTCGGAGTTGTCTCGGTTCCAATGCCGAAGTTTCCACCCGAGACAATCTGTGCTCGCGTCACTTGAGAGCCAGTTTTGAAGAGGATGCTATCCGTCGCGCCAGCGCCAGAAGTGCTTTCCAGTGTGAGGGTCGAGCTTGTTGCCGTTCCGCCAATGATGAGAGGGGTAGTTACAGACGTTCCGATAGTAGGCGTTGCTGTAGAGGCCCAGGTGTGAGCGCCTGTGGAATTTAGAATTTGGCCTGTGCCCGCCACATCTAACGGCCATGTAGACGTGCTCCACGCAGGCGTGGTACTAGCGCCAGACATGAGCATCTGATTAGCAGTGGCCGTGCCGGACAGGACCGCCAGGGTAGATGCATTTGAGTAGACAATACCACCATTAGAGGCCGTAAGCGCTGCAGCCGTTCCACCCCGGTTTAGGCCAAGTGTGCCAGTCCATCCAAGCGTAATAGAGGTGGCTTGTAGCAAGGCCGTTGCCGGCGTACCACCAAGGGTTATAGTGACATTGGTGTCATTATTTCCAGTCAGAGGCGAGGGTACCACTGTGCTGGAGCTAATGCCCAGGTTTGCAACCGCTTGAGCCTTCTGCCCCGCAGTTAGGGTTTGAGCAATATCATACCTAACCGCCTCGTTATTGGCGAGGGTCTGTACATCAGTAAGACGGGCGAAGAGAACTTCTGTCATGTGCAGGGCGGAGGGCAAATGGGGTTAGGGGTCTGGACGTAGGTGTAGGGTACCCACCCATATAGGTTCCCTAGACTGTCACTACCACCCAATATAATCTGTCGCATGGGTATATTCAAACCCGCTTGCCGGGCATATACCTGCAACCCTTCGATATCTTCCAGCCCGACCGGGGTTGGCTCCTCATCCACCCCCAGCGTTCCACCCCGCACAAAGAGCTTGGCAAACCCAGCATCCCCATTCAGGTAAGGCCCGTCATATGGCCCAAAGGTCTGGTATGGGAAGCCGAAGGGAGGGCTGGTGGTGGTTACAGCAATGGTCCCGAGCCCGTCTGGGTAAGAGACGGTTGTGTCAAAGGTAAGCCACCATAGGGTCACGCCATCTGCGCGATCGGTCATCATAATGAACTGGGGTACCACTGGGATTTGAATTGGACCCAGATCGGTGAACCCATACCACATCCCCGGCCGACCGTCAATCCACCTACTCATGACACGATATTCCCATCTGGCCATCTCCAGTTTGTCCCGTCACTCACGGCAAGCCGCTTGTTCAAGGTGCCGTTTGAGACGTAGATGATGCCTCCGGTAAAGCTTGCCGCAGCCGGGACAGTAGCGACGGTGTAGGATGCGAGCAGCACCGGTGCGATAGCGGCCTCCGTTCCATCAGCCGCCAGCATTGCGTTGGTGCGATTGCTAATCAGAGAGAATTGGGTACGGAGCATCTTTATGAGAAGCTGAGCCCAGCTTACAAGATTGTTCTGGTCCCCTGTTGGGAAGGGGATCATGGGGGAGATAGGGAGCTTATTGGCCACAGCTATGCGCTCTCAATTCTGCAGGCGTACCAGTCACGCGCTGGTGGCAGCGGCGACATATCCCCCACCAATCCCCCTGTTTCTCCTTCTCTGCATGGAGCTTCGCCAGGTCACCCTCCGGCATCCCTAACCGCATCTGGAGCGCATGGAGGATAGCTTCCTTCCTTGGCGTTTCATCACTCATCGCATACCTCCCGGCGTTACTGCCAAATCATACCCGGACACTTCCCACGGCTGCCCTGGGCCAGCACTGCCGATTTGCACGTCGATATACCTCCCTACCCGGTAGATCGGCGCGAAGAACAACCCCTCAGGCAAGGTCTGATCATAGCTGGCCGTTTGCATGATTGTAGCTGGGCCGATAGCGAAGTCGGCCAGATTAGCAGTCACATTGACAGGAGTGGAGAACTGGGTCATGAAGGGATAGATGCGAGTGACAAGCCCTCGGTTCTTTCCATCAATTGTTGCTCTCCTACCAAACGTGACGTAGCTGTTAAGTCCTGCGCCGTTCGCGTCCTGACTTCCATTCAACACCCACACACTTCCGTTAACGTCCCCCACAATTGAGAGCGGGAAGCTCGCCGCGAAGAACTGATCATTCCATTTGAAGTTATATGTCTGCCATGCGTTGGTTAGTTGGTTCCAGGTAAGGGTGCTTTGACGAGCGTATGTTCCGGATGATGTGAAGGGGAAGGAACGCTTTGAGTGGGGCCGAGTAGACCCGAGTAGTTGGAAGCCAGCCTCGTTTAGGGTTTCGAGATAATGTTCCACAAAGGCCACGACAGGCGGAGATGTAATGGTGCCTGCTCCTGGGTCAGTAGTGAGAGGGACGGACCAGATGTAATCCCCTCGGCTCTCATCTAGGTGATTAAACACCATGCTTGTTCTTGCTGGGTCTTCGGTGCGGATCACCTCGCGCCATACGTGATTAGACATGGGCCGGACGTTGGAGCCGTCGAAGATGTATAGGTTGTCAGCCCCAATAAACTCATGGTAGCTTGGGTAAAGCGCTACACCGCGAGTAGATGCCAGTCCCTTGCCGTTGGAGATTGTTTGGAAGGTGTAGACGAGCGGGTCACCCACGAAGTTTGCAAGAATGATATCGCTCTTGAGGTAGATGACAAGATAGTCACCCAGACGTGCGAGACGCACAATCTGATCAGTAAGACCACTCACCTTGAACTGACCGGCAAGGCCGGAGTTGAACACCTCAGGCGAACTTACATCTGAATTAAGCAAGTCGGTTGGCTTGATGGTCCCACTCTGCACAATGTTTGCTAGCAGCAGTTGGTTCTTATAGACGGCTAGCGTTTGACAGATGATAGATTGCCCATTGAGGTTCAGGATGGAAACCGTAGAAGATGTGCCATCCCACCGCACTACCGGGTCAACTCCGTTGGTGAAGTAGATATTATCGGTGGAGGAGGGTTGGGCGTTAACAAACACGTCATACGTCCACGGCGTAGCAGCCGTGCCTGCGAAGGTTTGCCGGATGGTATAAGCGGTTCCACCCGTGACCGTACCTGCAGAAGCAGTGAGAGTTATAGACGTGTCTGTGTTGACGGTCTGGATAGTGTACCATGTAGCACTTGGATTGTTTTGGGCGTTGTTCCCAAAACTGATCTGATCTCCAGCCCGCGCATTATGCCGAGTACCACCCCCAGGAGTAGTGGCCCAAAGCGTCCCCGTACCGGTAACAGCCGTGCCACTCGCGGCAACCGTCCCTGTTGCGTAACGGGGTGAGAGGTATGTGACGCTGCCAGAACCCCCTGTCGAGTATAGATATAGGTCTGTAGGTGTGCCGAAGATGAGGCTAGTCACACCTACGCGGGTTGTAAGTGAGGCTATGAGGGTGACAGCACCATTAAGGGTGAACGGCCCGAAGCTGCTCCACCCCAGGTTCAGGTTGTTAAGCCTGCCCTCTTGGATACGGAAATTCAACCCATCCTGTAGTGCGCCTGGGGGGCACGCAATCGGAGGCCGGTCGATGTAGAGGCCAAGGTTTGGGTTGATTACCGCTGTGCTCTTGGGCATTAGGTCCGGATGATGAAAGAGAGGATGATGGTTGGCTGTACAATAGAGAAGAGTTGTTGGGTGACGTTACCGTTGATGGACCCAACCGTGCAAGAAGATGTAGCTGTGACGGCAGCAAGATTGAAGGTAATGAATGGGGGACTAGTGTTGCCTGAGTTCACACTCCCGGCTCCGTTCTGGAGGATGCTACCACTTTGATTGATTGTAGTTGATGCCGAGCAAGAAGGAGCAACGTTAGGTAGTTGGTTCTGGGCAATATTGCGGCTTTGATTGTCTTGGGTGGCTCCCAAGACGGTGCCATCAAAGTTTCCGCCAGCACTAGTGATACGGGCTCCGCTACCTGTATTCCTGCCGGCAGGAACCCTGTTCTGCATATCTGGTAGGTTGAAGGTAGTGCTCCCGTCCCCTGCTCCAAACGTGGTGCTGATAGCGGTGAAGAGGTTGGCGTAGGCGGAGCGCGAGACAGCGCTTCCATCACAGATCAGCCAGCCGGTAGGCGGAGCCGAAGCACCCCACATAACAATCGCCCCAGGAGGGACACCCAGGAGAAACTCTACCGCACCGGTATCCCCATTCTTCTGCCGCAACCCACCAACATCGCGGTATATTGCAGTGCGACCTGCAGCCGGCGTCGGGGTAGGAACTACAGAGCTACCGTCTGAAAGGGTGGTACCCACCTGGGGGTAGGAGGAGGCGTTATGTGTCCCATCCACATTATGGTCGGTGAGTATCCAAGACGAGATAACGCCCTTGTCACTCCTATCCAGGAGCGGGAATTGGGACACCGTATCAGTATCACCGGGGACCGTGTTGTTGAGAGAGAACGGAGGGGAAGCCATTATATCCTCGTCTTAGCTGAATGGACACCTCGCCAGTGAGGGACGAACTCCCGCACTGGTCCAAGCCTATACCTCTTATCCGCCGTCACCACATCCTTGTAGTGTATCTCCGCTTGCGCAGCGAGCACCCCGTACTTCTGGAAGTCCCAGTTAAGGGCATGGGCTTCTGCGGTTGCCCATCGGATAATGAACTCTTCTCCCGAAGGCTGATTAGTGAGCCAATTACTATCGCCGGAATTAACCAGAGGGGCAAGGTAACGATAATAAGGAAGGGTAATCCGATATTCACCGTCAGGCCAATCACTAGCGCCATCAGGTATCGGATACACCGAAAGAGTGCGGTTGTTATTGTCATCTCCCGGCTCCTCTACAATTACCTGGGGGTAAGATTGATCAAAGGTGACAGCGCCACCCTGTACAAACATACCCCACACCGCTTCTCGGGAAGCAGCCCAAGACATAAAGCGGGGGCTTCCTTCGATGTAGTTGAGGAACCAAGGCTCGCCTCTCCACTCCTTGAAATTAATTGCTGGAGAAGAGGGGATTGTGATAGTTGCCCCTCCAACAGACTGGAGCAGGGGATGGGTGCCGACAGAGGTGAATGCAGCAAGCTCGCTCTCCATTACCCGAAAGTTATGCTTCTCCTGCAGCTTGGTTAGGGCGACGTTTACAAGCTGCGGTACCTCGGCCACAACGGCGGAGGGAAGGTCAATGACCCTGCGGTTCACCCGAGTTTGGAGTTCTGCGTAATTGCCCAAGCTAGCTATACCTTTCCTCTATAAGGCAAACCTAATAAAAAGGGGAAGCCTTGATAAGCTTCCCCTTATATACTCACTAGGGTTAGGTACTTCAAACCGCTTTGGGGTCTGCCTCAGGCTCATCTTCCGATCCCGGCACAAGCTGGTCGAGGAGGATCACCGCTTCTCGCAAAGAGAGTGGCGAGGGTGTAAGCAGGTCCCCGTCCGGGTCATGCACGCGGTACCGATCGTAGCCGATATCCACCACCTTAAACCCGGCCTTCTCCTTGACAACCACCTTCTCACTCTTGTCGGCTTCCGCCAACTCAGCCAGGACCTTATCCTGGGCGTTCTTGAGAGCGAGCTTGATGTGCCGTTTCTTCATCTGCTCGTCGATGGGGAAGCCAGCACGCCTCGCAAGCTCCACATCCACTTCAGTTCCATGTGCAGAAAGGTACACTCCCGGGTCATCTACATACATGTAAACTTCCATCCCCGTTCCAGGGTCGGTGCGTGAGTGGACGCCTCGGTCGAGATTGATATTGAAGATCATCGTTCCTCCGTTGTCTTACTGCGAAACTACCGGCCACATGATCAGGTAGCTACCCTTGCGCGTCTGACACGTACCGGTCGGACCAGCCGAGAAGGTTACCTGAGGCGTCAGCGTCACCACACCGTTACCAGTCACCAACTGACCGGTAAGGAAGATGTAGGTGCTGGATGCCGCAGAGGTGGCATTAAGGACCGTGGCCGTAACTGCAGCCACGTCGAGTGTGCTCGGAGCCGTGGTGTTGATGCTACCAGACGTGACGGACGAGAGAGCCGCCTCATACTGAATAGCCGCAAGCGCCGTACCGGAGACCGCAAACCCGAACGCCGTGGTATGGGTGGTCGTGCCCGTATCAACAAAGAGTTGGGCTTCCCACACGTAAGCGGTGTTAGGCTGCAGGGTTAGGCCAGAGTGGTTGGTCGCGAAGGCATTCTGAGCCGTGGTGATGTTGTTGGTGAGCGATACGTTTGCCGCCGCGTAGAGCGTAAGCTCACCCAGGTTAGTTGCGGCGTTGGTCTGACGGACCCCAGGAGGAACTGCTCCACTACCAATGTCGATAGTGTTCTGCAGTTCCGCCAGATCGAGGTCAGCGTCGAAGCCTGAACGGCTACCCATGTTAGCTCGCCAGTCGGGTCAGGTTGTCGGTCAGGGAGACAGTCCCCGCATTGGTCGTGCCGTATCCAGACGGCTTGCTGATCGGGAGCAACTCGTACTCAATGAACAGCGCAGCAGCACCGGAGGTGGTGACAGCCGTATTCACGCTAATCGACCAGGACTGACCGGCAGCGAGGGTGAACTGTTGCTGTCCAAGCTCTGTGGTGTTGGCGGTATTGCCGAGTGGTCCAGCAGTGTTCACCTGAGAGGCCGGGGTCGTGGCCGTTGTAGAGGCGGTGTATGGATCACGATAAGCACCCGTACCAAGCACATAGGCCGAGTTGGGGTCGGTAATGGTCAGGGTATCAATAAGCACCTGATTGGTGACAGACCCGGCCGTGGGGTTGAAGAAAAGGCCCAGGACGAGATTGGTACCTCCCGTCACAATTGCGGTCGTATCAACCAAGAACCCCCACTTGAGTAGGCGCATCGGAGCCCAGGCATTGAGCACAAACTTGCTACCCGTGGAGGTGAGAACCGGCGAGCCCAAAGCTCCAAACGCTCCCGCCACTGTGTTGGTGACGGCGTAGCTTCGGGCAACTACGGTTTTGAGAAGTTCATTCATCATGGAAGTAGCAAGCTCCTATTACGTGCTGGTGACGTGAACGACACGGGAGAGGGTGGCCTGCTCCCAGGTAAGGAAGGCTTCGATCGTGCCTACCCAGCCGACTTCACGGAAGGTGCCAAGCTCCTCGGGGATGCCGGCGCGGATTTCCGGATCAGCAATTCGGACCAATCCGGCTGCGTCTGCACCGAAGAAGACTGCCTCACCGGTGACTGTCGAGGTGCCAACAAGGTCGAGCATGGCGTCGAAGTGGTTGGTCTCATACAGGTCGAACCCTTCCACACTCCTCAGCATACCGCTGATGAACGGTTGCTCAGTGTGGAAAACCTGCCAATCCTTGTACTCCGGATCATTCTTGAGACCGCGAGCAAACCTATTGCTGACGATACCCACATACTTCCCGTTCTTGAACTTCGGGCACTTGAGGGTAGCGTAGAGGTAGTCATGAATGCGCCGCAAATCCTGCACACCGCCGTTGCGCGTAGCCACACCCGCAGCCACACCGTTGGTGGAGAAGGTCCCACCGGAGGTAGTCGGCTGGTACTTAATCTGGGTGAGCTTCATCGCGTCCGCACCCATCTTGTCCATGGTGAGCGAGATTTGGTCGCGGAGCATGGCCTGGAAGGGGTTCATGATATCGAAGTAGGTGAGGTTCTTCTCAAACTCCGTGATGGGGATTTTGAAGCCCCACTGCGAGACAGCCACCTGCTTCGTCTGGATGGCCGGGCGTCCGGAAGGAAGCCTATCCGCCTCACCAACCCTGGTGGCAAGGGGCAGCTTCAAGATGCGGGTGATAGTGACGCTCTCACCCTTCTGCTTCCCATAGCCGGGCTCGGCTCGCAGAAACTTCATAAACTGGGTATCGGAAATCGCCTGACGCCTAATCTCGGTCGAGAGGGCGTGGTTCTTATAGGTGCCCGTAGGCGCGTCGAAGGTCCAAGCCATGTGTTAGAAATTCCCTTTTATGTTCCATGGTTCGTCCCTCCAGACGGAAACTATGTGATGGTTAGGTATGTAGTCCTAGCTACTGGATCAAGCCCCCTAGCTGCCCCAGGACCACATAGTAGAAGGGGACGCCGAACATCTCCGAGATGAAGTAGTCCACACCGGCATAGAAGCCTATTACACCAGCAAGTAGTGCGGTGAATAGGGGGATTAATCTCCGCATCAGAAGTACCCCGTCTTCCGCTGGATATCCTGCAGGTCTTTGATCAGGTCTCCGGCCTGGGGAGCACGAGGGGCCCTATTCCCGCCAGAGGCGTCGATACCTCCGAAGATGCCCTGCGTGCGATCCGGCACATCCCCATTGGCATCGTCCATATCTCGCCGCTGAGCACCTCTCTGGCGGCGCTGAGTATCGCGCGAGTTATCCTCATCTCCATCCTCCTGACCGGGCTTGCCGAACCGCTCATCGTACACCTTCACAACGTCCTGAAAGAAGCGGTCGCGGTTCTGGAACATGTACTTGTTCACGTCCAGCCCTCGCCTCTCGGCTTGCCGCTTTACCTTCGTGACGGCGAACTCGATCCCTTCCTCATCCTCGGCATACGGCGCGAAGTCGGTGGTGAAGTCTTCCCAAAGCTGCTGGAAGTTCCCGCCAGGAGCAGGCTGCATCTGGGACTGGGCATACTTCGCCATGTCCTGCTGATAGGCGAGAGTACGCTTCGCCAACTCCTGTCCATACCCAACTCTATCCACAATCGGGTCCGGCAGATTTTCAAGGTTCAGTTTGGGCTCTGCGACCTGTGTGGGAGAGACGATGGGGGCAGCGGTAGAGAGTGCCATATTGGCCCGCTCAAGCTCTTCCTGCCGTTTGTTCATATCCGCGATCTGTTTCATCAGATCATCAATCGACGGTCCCTTGGCTTCCTTCGGCGGCTCTTTCTGCTTACCAGTATCCTGGTCGAGATTGAGAGCGTCGAAGATGCTATCGTGCTGGTCGGCTTTCGGTTGACGGCGGCGGTGAGTGGGTCTAGGCATAGGGTGATATTCCTCCAGTTTCTATAGGGTTAGATGGGGAGCGGGGGTTCTGGTGCCAAGACCCCGGCGAGTTTGGTACCGGCAGAGATGCCGATGCGGACCTTTTGGGAGAGGCGTCGGCGCATCCGGCGAGCAGCAATAAGCTCAATCCAAGCCATTTGGGCAAGTTCGGGGGAAAGCTTGCCGTCAGAAAGTAGGCGGTCCATTCTGACAATGCACGCCTCTTCCATCTTCTGGTACTCGGCCTCGATATACGGGAGACTGTCTGCGAGCCTCGCACCGTCTACCACTGCAGCCATGTCGAGTTCTTCACTCATGCAAACGGGTTCCTTCCTTCCTTAGGGGGTTTGTCGGGCGCTTCATACGGGGTCTGGTCCAGGTCCTTGGGCTCCTTCCCATTGTCCTTCGCTTCCTCTTCCTCATCGGTGTGGATGAAGGGCTTGAGCCGGCGCTCATAGGCGAGGGGTGTTTCCTTGCCGCGACGTATGACCGCTTGATGTTCCGCATATGTAGCCAGAGCGTGGGCGTACCAGTAGGATAGCTGCCACACCTCTATGGCGGTCTTCTCCCAGTTCTCGTGTATAATGAGGAATGGGTCAAGGGCTTCCAAAGTAAAGCCCCGGTCAATATAGATCGTCTTCCCATCCTCACTGTACCCGCCAAGGTAAGGGATAGGATAGTTGTAGTTGACCTTGAAGGAGCGGTTCAGGTATGCTTGGAACTCGGGGTCGGCCTTAGCTTTCTTATATAGCCGCTCAGCAATCCCAGGCAATACCTGTACCTTGGAGTGACCACTACTCATCCGAATGGGGTTTTCTTCCGCTTCCCTGTTGGCTTCCATCCATGTTTCACTGCCTCCGCAACCCGCTCGAAATTGTTCCGCTTCTTCTCCGAGCCGAACTTGCGTACCTCCCCCGAAGACATGCGGAGTTTGTTACGGCCGACCTTAATCATCGTCCTTGCCAGATTTGTAGTCCGGGGCCTTGAAGTAGTTCGCCTGCTCGTAAGCCATACTACCCTTCCCGGCCGGGTCAGCGTTGGGGATAGGACGGTCGCAGATATCAACCGTCTCTATCACCGTGAACCCGCTGCTATCAGCGTCCTTGGCCATTAGATTTTCCCCGTCTTCCAGGGCTCGTGGTCGTAGGGCCCGTTCTTCACGTACCCACCATCTCCACTCTCCTTCACGTTCTGGCCGGGAGAAGTGCTGGTCGCCGGCAGGGGCATGAAGTCGCCGCCTTTACC